AGATAAAGATATGAGAACACTACCATGCAAACTTATAGCTGATGATTCGATAGAACATATAACAAACAAGAAAGCAGACAGGCATTGGTTTGAGATGTCGTTAGCTGGTGATGCTGGTGACGGAATATTAGGTATCAAAGGTATGGGTATGGTTACAGCTTCAAAGACTTTAGCTAGTACACCTGATACCAAAGAAGCACTATGGTCTAAGGTACAGGAGACATACACTAAGAAAGGTTACACGATTGCTGATGCCATCTTGAACGCAAGGCTTACAAGAATACTGCGAGAAGGAGATTATGATTACAATACAGGTGAAGTAAAGCTTTGGAATCCATAAAGAAAACCCCAAGAGGAACCACACCCTTGAGGTTTTCTTAGCGTTTCAACAAGGTAACCACTCCTTGTTACTTTCACATTAACATATAATATAGAGATAGCTCTTAAATTTTTGTGTCTTTACCAGTAATTACTGACGAACTTATACAAGCTTTAGATGCTGTGTTTCCTGACAGATGTCCAGACCTATCGCTATCAGATCGAGAAGTGTGGTATCGTGCAGGGCAGAGGTCTGTTGTTGACTATGTTATCGAACAGCAACTAAGACAAAAAGAAACTATGTTAACTAACAGAGTATTGGAGAACTAGTCATGTGTCTTGGAGGAAGAAGGCAGCCACCTCAAATTGCAACACAAGAATCAGAATCAGAGTTTCAAAACAGACCTGTTACTGTAACTGGTAAACAGACAGGAGTTGATAACCCTAAAGATACAGCTAAAGCAACAGAGACTTTAAAGATAAAGAGACAGAAAGAAGAAGGAACTTATGTAGACCCTAACCTTACAACAGCAGACATACTTACAAGAAGACGTTCTGGAAATAATAGATTTAAAAATAACCTTCGCAATAGAAGAAAATCAGGAACAACTAAAGCACAAAAAATGGCACGTGCTAGATTAGGTAAGAAATTTAGTTCTAGTCCTACAGGTCGTAGAACAGGAGTTGCTTAATTATGTGTGTAGGAAGAAGAAGAACCCCTAAAGTTACAAGTCCAAGTACAACTAGAAGTACAACTAAAAGTACAAGCACCCCACTAAGAGACTCGGCTATAGAAAAAACTGCAACTAAAGTAGTACTAAGTGATGATAGGACTATGGGAACTCCTAAAGAGAAAAAAAGAAAACAATCATTTGATAAAGTAACAGGCGGAAAACAGGCTAGAGCCATAGCTCCAAAACGATTAGGTACTAGATCTTTGCAAATACCTTTGCTTATAGATAGTAATGCTTTCGGAAACTTAAATTATTCATAAGATGGAATATTTGGCACAAGGAACGACAGCAGCAGGTAGATATGAAGCACTTGTTAGTAGTAGGTCTGTCTATGATAGAGAAGCAAAAGAATCTTCTAAGCTAACCATACCTAGTCTGATACCAGAACAGACATCAGGTACTAGAGCTAAGATCAAGACACCTTTTCAAGCAACAGGTAGTCGTGGTGTTAATTCTTTATCAAATAAATTATTAATGACTTTGCTTCCACCAAGCACAGCATTTTTTAAATTAGAAATAGATGATCTTGAAATAAGAAAGCAAGGACAAGAAGCACTACAAAGTGAAATAGATAAAGGATTACAAACAATAGAAAATGCTTTGATGAATCAGATAGAAATATCTAACGATAGAGTTGCTATGTTTGAAGCACTCAAGCATCTTGTAGTATCAGGTAATGTCTTGTTATATCTGACAGATAAAGGATTAAAAGTATATCCACTATCTAAGTTTGTTTGTAAGCGTGATGAAGTTGGTAATGTTTTAGAAATATTGATTAAAGAAACAGTACACCCACAAGCTTTACCTCTTGAGTTCTTAGAACAGATCAAGAAGAAAGAGAACTATGACGCAGACATGATGAAGGGTGACTTGGATATATATACATCTATTAAAAGAGTTAATGATGACTTTTTTTGGTTTCAAGAATGTAAAGGAGAAAAGATACCAAATACAGATGGCAGATCAAAAGTAGATGTCACTCCCTTTATTCCTCTCAGGTTTATTCGGATAGATGGAGAAGATTACGGAAGAGGATATGTTGAAGAGTATCGTGGTGATTTGATTAGTCTTGAGTCTTTGATGCAAGCAATCATAGAAGGTGCTGCTGCCAGTGCTAAAACAGTATTCTTGGTAAACCCAAATGGTATTACAAGAGCAGCTACTTTAGCTAAAGCACCTAATGGAGCCATACGAGAAGGTAGTGCTGGTGATATTTCTGTGATGCAAGTAGGTAAAGCAGCCGACTTCTCTGTTGCAGAAAGAGTTATACAAAGAATTGAGATGAGACTTGAAGCTGCTTTCTTGATGATTAGGTCAGTACAACGTGATGCAGAAAGAGTGACAGCAGCCGAAGTAAACCTTATGGCACAAGAATTAGAGAATAGTCTTGGTGGTATATATAGTATCTTGACTCAAGAGTTTCAATTACCATATTTAAAAAGACGTATGCACCTTTTGGTAAGACAGGGCAAGGTTCCTAAACTGCCTGATGAACTGGTCAAACCTAAGATAGTAACAGGACTGCAAGGACTTGGTAGGGGTAATGATAGAAACAAACTAATTGAGTTTATTGGAACTGTAGCTCAAGCATTAGGACCAGATGTGATGAGACAGTACGTAAATGTAGATGAAGCAGTAAAAAGACTAGCTACCAGTATCGGTATAGATACTGCTAATCTAGTAAAAACACAAGAACAAATCCAAGCTGAAGCTGAAGCTGCTGCACAACAACAGCTTATTCAAAGTCTTGGACCTGCTGCTCTAGGTTCTAAACTACTTGATCCTAAAGCAAATGCTGATGCTGGTTTAGCTGATGCAAAAACACAACAACTACAACAAGGAGGAACCCCTGATGCCAACCAAGAAGTCTAGAAAAAGAGATGATGACGGAAAGTTTGTTGCTGAAAAAGCAGTCGTTAGTCGTGTAGGTGAGTACGAAAAAAACCCTGTACCAGAGAAGTCAGGTGATGTCACTACTAGACATGGCAGTACAATTCACTATAGTTAAAAGAAAAAACCACTATGACTTCATCACAAGTACAAGTATCTGAAACACCACCAATGTCTCAACAAGATCTTGAAGGTCTTAAAGATGAGAATGGTTTGTATGCTGGTAAGTTTAAAACTGTAGAAGATCTTGCTAATAGCTACAAAGAATTAGAAGGTAAGCTTGGTTCTGTTACAGAAGAAGATCAAGTATCTGAATCAACAGAAGAAACTACAGGAGTACCAGAAGACTATAAAGACTTTTATCAAGAAGATGGAACTGTAGATTACAACTCTGTAAATGAAAACTATGGGGAAATTCTAGGAGAAATATTTAAAGAGAATAGTATTGACCCATATAAAATTGCTGCTGAGTTTGATAAAAACGAAGGAGAGATACCAGAAGAAATGTATCAATCTTTATTAGATGCTGGCTTATCTGCAAATGCTGTTGATTCTTACCTTAAAGGAGTGGCAGTTGATAGAGGATTTATTGAAGGTGAAGAAGGGACAGCAGAAGAATTGGCACAAGAAGAAGTTAAAGGTATCAGAGATTCTATAGGTGGAGATGAAGCCTATGGCAAGATGGTTAGTTGGGCTTTAGAAAATCTATCCAAACCAGAGATAGAAGCTTTTAATGAAGCAACAAACACAATGTCTGGACCACAACTTAGTATGATGGTACAAGGACTATATACTAGATACCAAAACGCTATGGGAGTTGAACCAAGTCTTTATTCTGGAAGACCTGCTGCTAGTGGACCTACACCTTACAGGTCAACAGCAGAAGTAGTAGCTGCTATGTCTGATCCTCGTTGGGAGAAAGACACATCTTACACAGAAAATGTAAAGGCACGTTTAGTGGGTTCTAACGTATTCGGCTAATGGCTAAGTTATGTGCCAGAGGTAAAGCAGCAGCAAAGCGTAAGTTCAAGGTTTATCCTTCTGCTTACGCTAATGCTTACGCTGTTAAAGTTTGCAAAGGACAAGTAGCTGTTGGTGGCAAGAAACGAGTTGCTAGTGGTTACACAAGAAAATCATTGAGGATTTAACTATGCCATTAAAAGGTAAACAGTACAAACTAGATGTTGATGGTGATAAAAAAATCACTAGAAAAGATTTTATGATCTTATCTAAAAACTCTAAAAAGAAAAAGAAGAATGGCAAAGCTAACACCTAAACAAATAGTAACTCTCAACAAACATTCAAAACATCATTCTAAAAAACACATGGATATGATGAGAAAGCTTATGCGTGAAGGTAAAACATTTAAAGCTGCACATACAGCAGCACAAAAAGAAGTAGGCAAATGAGTTTACGCAGATGGTTTAAAGAAGAATGGGTAGACGTTAAAACAGGTAAGCCTTGTGGTCGGCAAAAAGGAGAGAAGCGTGGTGGCTACCCTGCTTGTAGACCTTCAAAGAGAATTAGTAGTAAGACTCCAAAGACTACAGGAGAAATGAGTAGTAAAGAGAAGAGAAGATTCAAAGCAAGCAAGACCAGTTCAAAGAAGATAGCTTACCAACATAGACGCAATAGTTTAAAAATTAAGTAATAGTGTTATATTTGAAATAGCTTACATTTTTTATGTCTAAGGGTGTATCAATGACTAAAGCAGATAAAGACCCCACTGGTGGTCTTACTGCTAGAGGTCGGAGAAAATACAACCGAGCAACAGGTGGAAACTTGCAAGCTCCTGTTACTAAAAAGACAGGTCTCTCTCCTAGACAAAAATCAAGAAGAAAATCTTTTTGTGCAAGAATGTCAAAGGTAAAAGGACCATTAAAAAAAGATGGCAAGCTAACTCGCAAAGCTCTTGCACTACGCAAGTGGAATTGTGGGTCTGTAAAAACTTAACAGAGTAGAAATCTAAATATCCTTGTGCCTGATGCGTCAGATACCACTTGAGAGAAAGGATTGAAACGAAGTTAGTTTCTCAAATTTGTAAACATTAATCAAGGAGTTTTTCTATGGCTAACGCCACAGTCTCACGTCTTGGTTTGGTCAACAATACAGGAACATCATTTGATGCCCTGTTTTTAAAGGTATTTAGTGGCGAGGTGCTAACTGCGTTTGCCAGAAACAATATCTTTAACGAGCAACTTCATTCAGTTCGTACTATCACAAGTGGTAAGTCAGCACAGTTTCCAGTATTAGGAACTGCTACTGCTGCATACCATACAGTAGGAACTCCTCTTGTTGGTGCTAACCAAATCAAGGCAAACGAAAAGATTATCAACATTGATGATCTTCTAATTGCACAGAGTTTTATCGCAAACATAGATGAACTCAAGAATCATTATGACGTAAGAGCTACTTACGCTGATGAATTAGGTAAGGCACTTGCTAGAACCTATGACCAAAACGTAGCCAAGCAGATTGCAAACGCTTCCAGAGCTTCTACTACTCTTAGTGGTGGTAATGGTGGTCTTGTATTGACACTTGCTAATGGTAATACATCATCTTCTGATGTTACTGGTGATGAGATAGCAGCAGCTATCTATGATATTGCACAAACATTTGACGAGAGAGACATCCCTCCAACAGATCGTTTCTGTGTATTACCACCTGCTGAGTACTACAAACTTGCTGAGTCTGCTACAAGAACTGTAGACGTTGACTTCAACCCACAGGGTAATGGTTCGTTTGCTTCTGGTAAGGTACAACAAGTTGCTGGCATACCAATAATGATGTCAAACAACGTACCTCAGAGTAACGTAGGATCAAACCCAAGTGGTGCGAACAACACTTACTCAGGAGATGATAGTAAGACTATTGGTCTTGTCTTCCACAAGTCTGCTGTTGGTACAGTAAAACTTATGGATATGACAACTGAAATCTCTGGTTCAGATTATGGCATAATGTATCAAGGAACTTTAATGGTTGCTAAATATGCGTTAGGACATGGCATCTTAAGACCAGAATGTGCAGCTACTATTAAGCTATCTGCTTCTTAATTTCAATTTATAGGGTATCTTATTATTAGATACCCTTTTTTTATTATGTATCATTCATCTAAAAAG